CAGGAGGAACAGGAGGAGCGCATGTTAATACCTCAGTTTCAGGAGCCGATACAGAATATTCAGGCGGCTCTGGTGGAGCAGGTTACCCATCATGTGCAGGAACTCCAGGCGGAGGCGGAGCAGGACAGGCTCATGATTCAGGTCAGTCCGCAGCAGCTGGTACAGCAAATACTGGTGGTTCAGGTGGAGGTGCTTTCAGTGGAAACTCTGGCGGAGCAGGGGGCTCAGGAATAGTAATAATAAGATACAAATTTCAATAAAATTATGGCACATTTTGCAAAAATAAGTTTAAACTCAAAAGTTATTTCAGTATTAACTTTAGACAATAAAGATATGTTGAACGGTGATCAAAAAGAAGATGAATCCGTAGGACAACAACATTTACAATTACACAATAATTGGCCTGCCCCAATGTGGATTCAAACATCTTATAATACATTCCAAAATAAACATAATTCCGGCGATAATTCTAAAGCATTCAGAGGAAACTATGCAGGGATAGGTTATACTTGGGATGAGGATAATAACATATTTTGGCCTAAACAACCTTACGCTTCTTGGGTTAAGAATACTACAGATGCTAGATGGCAATCGCCAATAGGCGATGCTCCAGATTTAGGTGCAGAATCAGAAACTCATCATTATGAGTGGAATGAATCAAATAAATCCTGGGATAAAACAGAGCAATAGCTCCATAGACAATTTAAAAAAAATACGATAAACCATAGCTGGTGGATATGGAAAAGAAAGTATTATCAGAAATAGGACTCTATTACGGTGATGTTGAGATGCCAAAAGGTTTTGAAATAGACCGTAATAAACTTCAACTAGACATTTTAAAATCACAAATCAATAATGAAGAATTTCCTTATTCAAGGGAATGGGATAAACTTAATACCTATCTAAGAGAGCATATTAATGTCGAATATGAAATTAAATTAATTAATAAAAAAACATGGGGAAATATTTATAAACCTCAAGAAGTTTCCGTTCCTTTACTTAATATCGATCCTGTAAATTTAAGAAATTCTCCAGACTACACCTTGTTGTATGGGGTAAAGGTTAAGGATTGCAGCGTTAGAATATACTATGATGATAATAGAAGAGCAGGAAGAACTTGGGATATCCCCTTAACGGATAATAAATTTATCATGTTTCCCTCGACGCAAACGTATTGTATCACCAACACTCAAAAGGATTCACTTAACTTTATTCTAACCATTACTCATGAATTTATATAATTATTTTTGGTATTTTAAATCGGCACTGACACCACGATTCTGTGATGACGTTATTAAATATGCTTTAGCTCAAAAAGAAACGATGGCTATTACAGGTGGATATGGTAAAGGAAGAAATTTAGATAAAAAACCTTTAAGCAAAGAAGAAGTTAGAGATGTAAAATATAAAAGAGATTCGGATTTAGTCTGGCTCAACGATACTTGGATTTATAAAGAAATACATCCTTTTGTTCATGAAGCAAACAGAAGAGCTGGGTGGAATTTTGAATGGGATCGATCAGAATCGTGCCAATTTACAAAGTATAAACTTAATCAATATTACGATTGGCACTGTGATAGCGACCACAAAGTTTATGACCAACCTAAAACTCCTTCACATGGAAAGATTAGAAAACTATCTATGACCTGTCAACTCACTGATGGTTCAGAATATAGCGGAGGAGAATTAGAATTTGATTTTAGACAATACGATCCGCCCCACAGAGATGAAGCTAAACATTTAAGAAAAGCAACGGAAATATTGCCTAAAGGAAGTATCATTGTTTTTCCATCATTTGTTTGGCATAGAGTTAAACCCATAACTAAAGGAGTGAGATACTCACTTGTCTTATGGCATTTAGGATATCCATTTAAATGAAATATCAAACACATAAAAAATTTTTAGATAAAGATCTTTTCGATAAGATTAAAAACATAATTATGAATAAAGATTTTCCGTGGAGAAGAAGGGAGCGTATGACCCCTACTGATAAAATGTATTTTACTTATTGTTTTTATAACTACATGGCTCCCCAGTCCGAATTTTACACCCCCTACATTATTCCTATTTTAAAAAAATTACATGCAGAGGCCCCTATACAGATTAGAGCTAATATGTCTATCAGTGCGTTATTTAAAACATCTGGATGGCACACTGATTATGATTTCAAGTGCAAAACTGCTATTCTATATTTAAACGATTGTGACGGCGGAACTGAATTAAAGATTAATAATAAAACTACATTTATAAAAGCTGATGCTAATAAAATGTTGGTTTTTGACACAGACGTTGTACACAGAGCCATTACTTCTAAAAAAGAACCAATACGATACGTTATAAATTTTAATTACTTCACAAACGGTGACGAATGTATATAAACGAATATTTTAAAACTCCTATATGGTCAGAAGAAAAACCTGAATTTGTTAAGTCCTTGAACAAAGCCAGTGACAAATATATTAAAGAAGCCAGAAAAAGAGATAAAAAAAATATTAGAATTAACAAAGATTTTGGCACCACCCACCATTCAACACCGTTAGTCAAGGATAACGATTTTATAGATCTAAGAAATTATGTTGGTCAAAAGTCTTGGGAATTTTTAGACCATCATGGCTATGATATGAAACAATATCAAACTATATTTTCTGAGATGTGGGTACAGGAATTTTCTAAAAAAGGTGGAGGCCATCATTCAGCGCATATCCATTGGAATCAGCATGTATCAGGATTTTATTTTTTAAAATGTAGTGAAAAAACTTCTTATCCTATTTTCCATGATCCAAGAACAGGTGCACGAACTACTAAATTAAAAATGAAACCAGAATTAAAAGGCATCTTTAATGGCACAGAGCTAGTTAATTTTAGACCTAAGCCTGGAACCTTAATTATATTTCCAGGATATATGGAACATGAATACGCAGTAGATCATGGCAAAGCACCCTTTAGATTTATCCATTGGAACATCACGGCTATCCCTAAAGAGATGGCGAGAAATGTTTAAGAAAGATAAATATGTAATTATTCGTCAAGCTATCTCCAAAGAGTTAGCTGTCTTTATAGCCAATTATTTTTCTATTAAAAAACAGGTTTATGATACGTGTAGAAAAACTAGATACATTTCTCCTTATGAAACATTATTAGGGGAATATGAAGGAGCGGATGGTCAGATTCCCCATACCTATTCTCATTACTCGGACATCGCCATGGAAACTTTAATGTTGAAGTGTCAACCCATTATGGAAAAGACTACGGGATTAAAATTGAATCCGGCTTATACTTTTGCCAGGATATATAAACATGGGGATGTTCTTAAAAGACACAAAGATCGATTTAGTTGTGAGATATCCACCACCATGAATCTTGGAGGAGATCCCTGGCCAATCTATCTAGAGCCTTCTGGAAAAGAAGGACTCAAAGGTATAAAGGTAGATTTAAAACCAGGAGATATGCTGGTTTATCGTGGCTGTGAACTAGAGCATTGGAGAAATAAATTTAAAGGTAAAGAATGCATTCAAGTCTTTTTACATTATAATAATCGCAAGACATCAGGAGCTAAAGAGAACCTCTTTGACAAGCGTCTTCATGTAGGACTTCCAGGCTGGTTTAAAAACTTTAAGTTGCCTCCTCTTAAGAAATAAAATATAATTAAAGCTGGTGTGGGGGATCTTTCCACCACAAAGGTCTTCTACGCCTACTTATAATCGTGTTGATATCCCCCCTAATCTAGTATAATTGTAATATTAAAGACCCAAAATTTTTTGGACTCATTTTTATTAGGGTCCCAGAATTTATAGGATAAACGGAATTTTCTATGTTACAAAAAGTAAGCTTTTTACCAGGATTTAATAAACAAGTGACTCCGACCGGTGCCGAAGGGCAGTGGACAGGAGGAGATAACGTACGTTTTCGATATGGGACGCCTGAAAAAATAGGAGGCTGGGACCAGTTAGGCGAAGATAAACTGACGGGAGCCGGTCGAGCCTTACACCATTGGGACGATAACGCAGGAGTTAAATATGCTGCGATTGGTACCAACCGAATTTTATATGTTTATTCAGGAGGTCAGTTCTATGATATCCACCCTATTCGAACCAGCATTGCAGGCTGTGACTTCACGAGCACCTCTTCTTCAACAACTGTAACCATAACCTTTCCAAGTCCTCACGGTCTAATTGATGATGATATTGTTTTAATGGATGGCGTTAGCGGAGTGACGGCTGTTGGTTCCACTTATACTGATGCTTCTTTTGAAGATATAAAATTTATGGTCACGTCTGCGCCGACCTCTACCACAATTGAAGTGACGATGGCGGCAACTGAATCAGGAACCCCTTTAAGCAATTCAGGATCAGCTACAGGATTATGTTATTACAGTGTAGGACCTTCTCAACAATTAGGGGGGTATGGTTTTGGAACAGGAACTTGGTCAGGAAGTGCATCCGGAGCGGCAACCACAACTCTCGTGTCAACTATTGCAGCCGATGCTGGTGTAACCAGTGTTACTTTAACAGACTCATCCGCTTTTCCAACGTCAGGAGAAATTAGAATAGGCACAGAGGATATTTCTTTTACCGCTAACGATACAGCTACAGGAATTTTAAGTGGAGGAGCCCGTGCACAAAATGGAACTACTTTAGCGGAACATACAGCCGGTGCCACGATAACGAATATCTCAGACTACGTTGGCTGGGGCGAAGCGTCATCAGCCGACTATACTATTGATCCGGGTTTATGGGTTCTCGATAACTATGGAACTAAACTCATTGCATTAATTTATAATGCTCAATGTTTTGAATGGGATGCAGCAGCAGCTAACCCTACAGAAAATCGAGCAACGATTATTAGCGGAGCCCCTACGGCTTCGAGACATATGATTGTCTCTCCCGTTGATCGTCACTTAATTTTCTTGGGAACTGAAACAACAATTGGTGATTCAACAACTCAAGACGATATGTTTATAAGGTTCTCTGATCAAGAAAGTACAAGCGATTATGCCCCTACTGCAACGAACACCGCGGGCACGCAAAGACTGGCCCAGGGTTCTAGAATCATGGGAGCGGTTCGAGGTCGGGACACCATGTATATTTGGACCGATACAGCCATCTTTCTAATGCGTTTTGTTGGTCAGCCCTTTACCTTTTCTTTTGAACACGCGGGAACGAACTGTGGACTCATTGGAAAGAACGCCTGCATGGAAGTGGATGGGACTGCTTTCTGGATGTCTGAAAATGGTTTCTTTAGCTATTCAGGTCAACTTCAATCAATGCCATGTTTAGTTGAAGATCATGTGTTTGAGGGTTTAAATTTCACCCCTCGAGATTTAATTAACGCCGGACTCAATAATCTTTTTGGAGAAGTCAGCTGGTATTATTGTAGTTCAGGTTCGGAGGTGGTGGATCGAGTCGTGACTTATAATTATTTAGAGTCCGTGATGCTTAAAAAACCGATCTGGTATACTGGAACGTTGGCACGAACGGCCTGGGCAGACTCTTCTGTCTTTGAAAAACCTCATGCCTGTTATTATACGACAGCGGATAATGCCTCCTATGATGTGGTGGGCAATACGGACGGCACTACCATTTATTATGAACAGGAAACAGGGACCGATCAAGTGAATGCCGGAGGATCGATCACTGCAATCACCGCCAGTGTTCTTTCAGGAGACTTTGATATTACACAGAAACGAGCGGCCCAGGGACAGCTTTTAGGAGCGCCTGATCTACGGGGGGACGGAGAATACCTTATGAAGATCAAAAGATTTTTACCGGACTTTATTAGTCAGACGGGAGATACCAAGATTACTTTATTTTTAAGAAATTATCCCAATAGTAGCTCTGCCAGTTCTTCCTTAGGACCCTTTACAATCACCAGTTCCACTGATAAAGTTGACACGCGCGCACGGGCGAGAGCCATTGCGCTTCAAATAGAAAACACGGGTTCCAAAGACGGGTCCTATGAGGC